GATTGAACCAGCCACAAGCGGCGCAAGGCGTGGGCGTCAGTCAGCAAGCCATCAGCAAAGCCGTAAGGCGTATCAAGGAGGCTAAGAGGCTGGCTATCAAGGTATAGCCCCCATAAACCAATTAAGACCCGCTAAGTGCGGGTTTTTTTACGTCTGTTGTCATAATGTACCCATGAAGATAGCACTACCCAAGAAACCACGCATCAGGTTAAAGGAGCAACCACTAGATCAGCGGTCGGTCACTGTTTGCCCGATCAGGGCGGCGACTGACCGAACAATCACCCCAATGCAATTGCGCGCCCTCTTGGTTTATTGCTCATACACAAACAAGGCGGGGGTTGCGTGGGTTGGGCTTGAGAGGATCGGCAAAGACTTAGGAGTCAGCACAGCAAGGGCGCATCAACTCATCAAGGCGCTAACAAGCAAGGGCTACATAGTGACGTTGCACAAGGGCTACACAGGCATTTGCGCGAACACAAGGCGTGTCATGTTCAACCCTGAGATAAGCGCAGCGGACGCGGCAACCATCAGCGGCGACCTTGCGCCGTATCAATTCAGACAACAGCAAGACGAACAACGAAAGGAGCGGATAGCAATGGATAAGCGACAAGCAAAGAGGCGAACAAAGAAACCAGTTGTCATAAGGGAAACCTATCAAGCAATCAATAGTGATAGGGTTTATGTATCTGGGGACAAGGTGAGCACTGATAAGCTAGTTGATTTGCAGTTAATCACACAACAGGTTTTCAGCCACGTTGGTGCAGATATCCTACAACTTGCGCTTGACTCAGTAGGCTCTGATGCGACCCATGCTCAGATTGAGGCAGCCATTGACAAGCTGATGAGATAGGCGGTAGGGGGTAGGTGTCAATCAGCCTATGCCGAGGCGTGGCGTATCGATTCGTACTACCTGCGCCACACAAACCGACCCCTTGGCCCCCCACCCCTCACCCTACCGTATAGGGGACTTGCCTCAAAATTTTCTCAGTTTTTAGCTGGGTTGTTTTATGCTGCTGGTGTTATGCGGCTGGTGCTGTTGACTGGGTAGACAAACTATGGCACTCACTGGGGGTAGCCTCTTTTGTGCTTTAGAGGCTGCAACACCTTGTTTATCTAATCTGACTACCTTGTATTCGGTAGCTCCACCTGTTTGATCCCGTTGCTGTTAGCTAGTAGAGAGTCCGGTGGATGCGATACGTTTATCCTGCTTGGTATGTTGCCTGCCTTGCAGAGGGCTGAGTGATGGCCCCATAAGAGATACTGTACATCATATTATTCTTGTTGGCAACGCTTGCATTGTGATATCATTTCCACTCACTTTATCGAAAGGACGTTTACATGGAAGTGAAGCCAAACACCGGAGTTCTGTTCAAGAATGACCGGAAAACAGAAGACCGCCACCCTGATTACACGGGGTCTGTTACGTTGGAAGACGGGCTGGATTACTACCTGGATGGCTGGAAGAATCAGTCCAAGGGTGGCAAGAACTACTTGAAGGTTCGTATTGGCAAGCAGAAGGTTCAGGGGAACACTCCTGCCCAACAGCCTGCCGCCGCAAACCCTGTTGAGTTTAACGCGCTTGATGATGACATTCCATTCTAAGGATGGCTACTGCTAGACCCAAAAAGGCAGTTGGGAACTCTGTCCCCTCCGTAAAAGGATGGGGTGGGGTTCGTAATGTTGTCCAGCGCATTGAGCGCAGCCAAACCATTGTTGCCAACCGTGAGGCAGTAGCCTATTCGCTGCTGACTATGGCTAACACCAAGATTACCGACATCTTTGAGTGGGACGACATGGGCAACGTAAAGGTAAAGGCATCCAACCGGATACCGGAAGGCGCTTTACAAAGCATCAAATCCATCAAGAGCCGTGTTGACCGCAATGGTGAAGCCACTATTGAGCTTGAACTGTACGACAAGGTGCAGGTTTTGCGTATCTTGGCTAAAGCATCTGGTTTACTAGACACGCCTGACGATGGCCAGAAGCCGTCTGTGATTGGCGTGAATATCCACGCTCCTGAAGATATTGAGCCAAAAGAGGTGCTTGATGAGTAACGAATTTCAGCTATCCAGCCTAGACATTGATCTACGGTCTAGCCCTGTTGCTTTCAAATTCCTGCAAGACAAGAGTTTTGTAACAGGATTGATGGGGCCGGTTGGGTCTGGCAAGTCCTATGTGTGTGCGGCAAAGATAATGATCCGCGCTGTTGAGCAA